ACAGCTCTAAGACAATTATTAGATGCAGGTACTTTAAGCAACTTACCTGCAGGATTTAAACAGCGTGGTATCAGGGTTAGAGACGAAGCACAGTCTATACAGCCTGGTGAATTTAGAGATGTCGATGCACCTGGTGGAAACATCAGAGATGCATTTATGCCTTTGCCATTCAAAGAACCATCTGCAACATTATTGCAGTTAATGGGTATAGTGGTACAGGCTGGACAACGATTTGCCGCCATAGCTGACATGCAGGTCGGTGACGGCAACCAGCAGGCAGCTGTTGGAACGACTATTGCCCTCTTAGAGCGAGGCTCCAGGGTCATGTCAGCCATACATAAGAGATTGTATGTGGCGATGAAGCAAGAATTTAAATTATTATCCGAAGTTTTTAAAACTTATCTGCCACCAGAGTATCCGTATGACGTTGTTGGCGGCCAAAGAAACATAAAAGTTACAGATTTTGATGACAAAGTAGATATTTTACCAGTTGCAGACCCAAATATTTTTTCACAAGCGCAAAGAATTACGATGGCGCAGACAGAATTACAACTTGCACAGTCAAATCCACAGATTCACAACCTATACGAAGCGTATAGATCGATGTATACAGCGATTGGAGTGAGAGATATTGATAAAATCTTGCCTCCGCCTCAACAACCTATGCCAATGGACCCTGCACAAGAGAATATTTTAGCAATGACAGGCAAACCTTTCCAAGCTTTTAAAGGTCAAGACCATCAAGCACACATAACTTCGCATTTAAACTTCATGTCAACGAATATTGCACGAAATAATCCGATGATTTTGGGTGCATTAGAGAAAAATATTTTTGAACACATAAGTTTGATGGCACAAGAGCAAATTGAAATAGAATTTAGAGAAGAAATTGCACAAACTATGCAAATGCAACAAGTTATGCAGCAAATGATGGCGCAAGGACCACAAATAATGCAATCTCCGCAGTACATGCAGATGCAACAACAATTATTAGGTATGCAATTGTCTATGGAGTCTAGAAAAGCTAAATTAATTGCAGAAATGACACAAGAATTTATGGAAGAAGAGAATAAGATCATGGGACAACTAGGAAACGACCCAATTGCTAAATTAAAAGCAAGAGAACTTGATCTTAAAGCCATGGATGACAGAAGAAAAGAGACAGAAGGCCAAGAAAAGATCAATTTAGACAGAATGAAGGCTATGATGAATCAAACTCAATTTGATGAAAAATTAGCTCAAAATGAAGAATTAGCAGAGTTAAGAGCCGATACATCTTTGGAAAAAACACAGATGGGTATTGACGCAAAGATAGAAAATGATAGGTTCAAACAAAGAGATGTAAGGATCTTGAAAGGTCCTAAAAGATAGTATACAAAGGAGACACTATGGTAAAAAAAGTATTAAAAAAATTAGGCAAAGGTCTAAAAAAAGCAGCCCCTATTTTAGCTTTAGCAGGCGCAGCAGCTTTAGCCGGTAGAAGAGGCAGAGCAGCAAAAGCAATGCAAAACAGTGTTACAGCTGACATGGATAGAAGTATGGTTCCAATGGACAAAAGAATGGTTCAAGGACTTAATTTTCCTATGGGCACAGACCTATCTGGTATCAGTAAATTAGCTGAAGTTGGATCTATTGATAAGTTAAAAAAAGGCGGCAGAGTTGGTTGTGGCAAAGCTAAAAGAGGTTTTGGCCGAGCAATGAAACGGAGAAAATAGTTATGACAAAAATAACAAAAGACAAAGGTATTAACAAAGACGGTTTCCCAACAGGTGGTGTTGATATTGGAGACTCTCCAAGTGAAATTGGAATTGATCCAAGATCAGAAATTCAAACCAACGAATATCGAGTCTATAACAAAATTAACAAAGGTACGACTGTAGAAGTTCAAGGCAGACGTAGAATGTTAAAAGACAAGAAGAAAACAGCTACTTGGTTCTAATATGGCCTGGTTCAGTTTAGCAAAGATCGCATTACAAGCTGGCAGCAAAATCTACGCAAATAGACAAAAAACTAAAATGGCTATGTCTGATGCACAATTAATGCATGCAGAAAAAATGGCCCGAGGGGAAGAGGCTTACCAAGGTAAACTCCTGGAAGCTAGACAAAACGACTATAAAGATGAATTTGTGCTCGTGATCATTTCGGCCCCTATTATTGTTTTAATGTGGGCGGTGATGTCAGACGACCCGACTGCGATGGAGAAGGTAAAACTCTTTTTTGAGTATTTTCAGTCACTCCCTAGTTGGTTCACAAATCTTTGGATACTTGTAGTTGCGTCGATTTTTGGTATAAAGGGTACACAAGTTTTCCGTAATGGAAAAAAATAAGGAGATAAAAATATGAGACAAAACGGACAAAGATCAAATGTCAGATTTCCATATGGAAGTGAAGGCATGAAAAAAGGTGGTCGTGTTGGAAAAAAGAAACAAGGCTACAAAGATAGAAAAGATGAATCTATCGCTATGAGAATCAAAAAGAAAAGAACACCTGCACAGTTAAAAGCTAGCAGAAATGAGTCTTACGGTAAGTTTGGTTCTAAAGCAAA